ATGCTTTCAATGTACTCCCGAATATTCGGTATGGCAAATTCGACACGCCGAACGGTGTAAAGATGTAACTTCCCGAAAATTCGAATACAGTCATCGCTATGGATAGCAGCACAACACGCACCGATCTGGTGATTTGCAAATATATCAGCCAAGCAATGGAAGCCAATGGCATTACCCAGGCCGACCTCTCCAAGGCTCTTGAAGGACGATCAAAAGGTTATGTCAGCGACCGAGTACTCGGTAAAAGAAGTTGGGCAATTAGCGAGTTAGACAGACTCGCTCCACTCTTTGGGCTTCCGGACGCTCTTTCACTGGTCGCGGCAGCCTGTGGGTCAATCTCCAGCGAGGCCGCCCGCGCCTACGAGGCCCGCGAGCGCCAAAAGATCACCGATGACCTGGTGGATCGCATCGCCGCGCATCCGGAGGATTACGTCACTGCCGCCAATGACGATCCGAACAAGATGCTTGAGGCGGAGACGCCAAGAGACTAGATTTTTTTGATGCAAATCAACTAGGGAAAGAAGGAAACCATGTACAGGAAGACAATCGCAACGGCCGTCGCCGGTCTGCTCATTCTCGGGCTTGGCGCATGCGGCAACGCCAGTGACGCCAAAACCGCCGACGCCGGCAGCACGAGCCAATCGCAGACGACGAAGAAGCCGGCAGAGAAGAAGCCGGTAGAACAGCCTGCGGATCTGACCGGCACATGGAAGCAGACCAACTCCGGCAGCACGGATTCCTGGATGGAAGCCGAGATAACGGCCGACACGATCACCGTCCAGTGGGTCAGCGACAACGGCGATACGAAGAGCCTGTACTGGAAGGGCTCCTACAGCGCACCCGACAAGGCCGGCGACTGGAAATGGACGAGCCAGGGAGACACCGCGGCGATGCAGGCGTCCCTGCTCGGCTCGCAGGACGCCACCAAGGACTTCACCTACACCAAGGCGGACGGCGTCAGCTGGGAGACCACCGCGATGGGCACCACCACAGTGGTGAAGACCGCCAAGCAGTGAACGACGCCACATTGACGTCCTGGTCGAAGACACTGGGCGTGCGAGTGGAGGAACGCCGGCTGGCCGGAGACAGGTGCGGACTCTACTACGATCCGCTCCGCCTCATCATCATCGACGAACGGCTGGCCGGATTCCAACGCCGCTGCACCTTGTGCCACGAGCTCATCCATGCCAGACACCACGACCCCGGCTGTGGCAGCCAATACGGAATCAAATGCGAGCGCCGTTGCCGCAGGGAGACCGCGCTGGCGTTGATCAGTCCGGTGGATTACGGCATAGCCGAGGAGATCTACGGGGGCGAGGCGTGGCCGATGGCGGTCGAATTGGGCGTGACGGTGCAGGCGCTGATGGACTACCGGCAGCTGCTTCATGATTCCGGCGTGTGCATGCAATAGTTATACGCCTTTATACGTGTTTATAGAGCCTTATACCCCTTCGGATTCCTTATAAAAAATGACCCCGGCCACCCGCATACCGCGAGCGCCGGGGTGAAGAACATGTGGGAAGAAGCGCCATGAAAGTGACCATTGATGATCTGTGGCTCAAGAATGACGATGATGGCAATCCGCCGAGTCGCGCGGCCAAACGCTCTTTGGCGAACTCACGCGATCCGATGAAGGCCAATGTGCCTGAGAAGTGGCGTAAAAGCCGTTATGGAGTCGGGATGCGCTGGCGTTGTCATTGGACCATCGTCAAGGACGGTAGACGTGTGCAGAGGGTGAAGCAGTTCGCCAGGCTCGCCGAAGCGCAGGAATATGCCGCGGCCATGGAGGACGACATCAGGCGGGGACGTTACCGCGATCCTCGTCAGGAGCTTCGTGTCCTGGATGATGTGGCCGGCGAATGGCTCGCGTCGAAGGTTGATCTGAAACCCGGCACCGCAGGCCGGTATGCGAGGGAGCTGCGCCTGTACATCCTGCCCAAATGGGGTGGCATGACGTTGCGGGAGCTTCGCCCTGACATGCTGCAGGAGTGGGTCGGGCAGCTCATGGACGGTGGTTATCCGGCCGCGTTGCCGGACGGGCGTGATTCGAAGCCGCTGAGCGCGAGGAGCATCCGCAATATCATGAAAGTCGTCCTCAAGGGCATCTTTGACTACGCCGTCTCGAACGGGTGGGTCGGTGAGAATCCTGTGGACAGGGTCACCGTGCCGAAGATCGTCTCCGACGACGACATGGTGTTCCTCTCGGTCCGCGAGGTCGAGTTGCTCGCGGACGAGGCGGAGAGGATCGGGAAGCCGGTGGACGGTCTGCTGGTCAGATGGCAGGCCTATACGGGATGCCGCATAGGCGAATCGCTTGCCCTCAAGGTCGGTGACGTGGACGCGGACAGGCGGCGCGCCAGGATAGGCCGCACATGGACTGACGACGGGCACGGCGGCAGCATGCTCGGCACCCCGAAGAACGGCAAGGCCCGCAACATCGCGATACCACGGTTCCTCATGCCGCAGATCAAGGCGCAGATGGATGGCATGGGTGATGACGACTGGCTGTTCCGTGCCACCCGTGGCGGGAACGTCTGGACGAACACGTGGCGGACAAGGATATGGAACAAGGCCGTCAAAGCGGCCGGCATGGAGGACGCGGGCGTGACCATACACAGTCTGCGCCACACATACGCGAGCTTCGCGATCGCCCAGGGCGCGGACGTGAAGACCCTGCAGATGCAGCTCGGCCACTCCTCTCCCAGCATCACATTGAACACCTACACGGCGCTCTGGCCGGAACGATTGGACGACGTGGCCGACGCGATCGGAGCCCTCCGCGAGCGCGAACTCGTGTGAATCGGGCATGGAGGTACCGCGGCGTTTGTATGCATTTGTATGCGGATTGTTTTCGACGGAAAAAATAAGCCCTTGAAAACCTAATGTTTCCAAGGGCTCCGGTCGGGCTGACAGGATTTGAACCTGCGACATTCTGCTCCCAAAGCAGACGCGCTACCAAACTGCGCTACAGCCCGTTCATGCACTCCCGCACGTGGCAGGTGAACACGAGTTTCCATTGTAGCGTATGGTAGGACAACGACAGGCTAGAATGGCAAATACTGGAGGGAACGCGCATGGGACGTCATCAGCAAGCCGAGGCTTCAGGCATCATTTCCTTCATGGCATGCGCCACTCTTGCATGGATCGCCATGGACCTATATCTGCAATTCGCTCCCGCCATCTGGCGTGTCACCCAACGCCTGTTCACCGTGTGTGCCGGAATCACCGCGGGATGTGGAGTCATCTCGTTCACCTTGGGGTATGCGCGCAACTCCAGGTCGATGACGTTGAAACATGGCTGGACCATTCCTATTCGCCGTATCTTCGAGATACTCGCTTTGTCCGTGGTCTACGCGTCGACCATTTTCGTCACGGCGTTCATGCTGCTTTCCATTGCCAGCAACATGATGGGGTTGCGCACGTTAAAAGGCTATCTGACTGCGCTCTGCGCCGCGATCTCGGGGGTCGTAGGCTATGTCACGTTCGTACAGGCGGAACTCATGAATGCCAAGACCATCGCATCCTTGTTGCCGTTCTTCGTGGTTTCCGGTGTCAGCATCGCAGGATTGACGTCCGATGATCCATACTGGTACAACAACAATTTCTCCCAATTGGGCGATCGAACCACTTTTGCTGCTCGTATGTTCAATTCGACATTGATGTTGGCCGGCGTCTGCATCGTCATCATCAGCTATTTCGCGATTTCGGAGCTCATCACCACGCACCGTCTGCAGATGCAGTATCTGTCTGCAAGCGATGAAAAAGAAGCTCCCAAACACTTCAAGGCGCGGATTCTTCTGCTATCGACCATGCTGACGCTCGCAGGCATCGCCTTCATCGGCATCGGCATGTTCCGTTACACGCCGCATCCGATTCTGCACAACGTATTCGCCCGCGGTCTTCCCTGCCTGATGAGCGTGCTGATGATCGCGCTGCCTTGGCTGGCCCCGCAGCTTTCAAAAGTAGTATATGTGATTTCAGACCTAGCTATCGTGATCGGGGCTCTTGCCGGGTTCCAGTGGTTGGCGGGGCGTAACACGTTGACGAACGTCGAGGCTCTTGCCGGCATGATGTTTCTGGGCTGGTTCATCATCTTTTCACGGCAGATTGCGGCCATCGAATCCGATCGTGTGCAGACGCAGCTTATTCTGGCGCAAACCAAGCGGCCAGAATCCGTCGAGGATCTTGCGGAGGTCAGCGAAACCGTTCCTGGAACCGTTTCCCGACTCTCGTCGGAAGTCTAATTCTCGTAACGGTTCACGAGCACAGTCCACAAACAATACGGCGAGGTGTCACCCGTACGGATGGCACCTCGCCTGTTCTCATGGCTATCAGAAATCGTAGTTCTTTGTGGTGGGCTTTCTATCGCTCATCAGCAACAGGAAGCTTCTCGACTGCGCCGTGATCGCGAAGCCGGCCTCATAGTTGAGTTCCGGACCCTTCGGATTATGCGTGTCGACGACCAGACGCCATTTCTTGCCATACCGCTCGTCCGGCAAGGTGAACATAATCGGCTCGTAATGCGCGTTGAAAATCAGGATGAAGTTATTGTCCACCATCTGGTTGCCATACCAGTCGGCTTCCGGAATATCGGAACCGTTCAGATAGATCATCACCGAGAACGCGTGGGTATTGGACCAATCTTCCATGTCCATGATGGAACCGGTGTGGTCCATCCATTCGACCTGCGGAATCTTATCGTCCGGGTCTCCTGGCTCGCGGCCGGTGAAGAAACGACGACGGTGGAGCACCGGGTGCTCGAGTCGCAGATGAATCAGCTTCGAAACGAACTCAAGCAGATCCTTCTGACTATCGTCAAGATCCCAATTGGTCCATGAAATGGCGTTGTCCTGGCAATAGGCATTGTTGTTGCCCTGTTGCGTGCGTGCCACCTCATCGCCGCCGCAGATCATCGGAATGCCCTGACTGCACAGCAGCGTCGCGAACATGTTGCGCATCTGCTGTTGCCGCAGGTCGTTGACGTCCTTGATGGTGGTCGGGCCTTCGACACCGCAGTTCCAGGAACGGTTGTTGCTTTCGCCATCCCTATTGCCTTCGCCGTTGGCGTCGTTATGCTTCTCGTTGTAGCTCACCAAATCGTTCATGGTGAAGCCATCATGTGCGGTGATGAAGTTCACGGAAGCCACCGGACGGCGGCCGTTCATCTGATACAGGTCGGAGCTGCCCATCAGACGGCTGGCGAATTCCGGTAGCGTCGATGGTTGCGAACGCCAGAAGTCACGCACGCAATCACGGTAGCGGCCGTTCCATTCGGACCAGCTGGACGGGAAGCCGCCCACCTGATAGCCGCCGGAACCCAAATCCCAAGGTTCGGCGATGAGCTTGACACGGGAGATGACCGGATCCTGTTCGACGATGTCGAAGAAGGCGGACAGCTTGTCGACTTCCTGGAACTGGCGGGCCAGCGTGGCCGCAAGATCGAATCGGAAACCATCGACATGCATTTCGGTGACCCAGTAGCGCAGGCTGTCCGTGATGAGCTGCAGCGCGTGCGGCGAGCGCATCAGCAGGGAGTTGCCGGTGCCGGTCGTGTCGAAGTAGTGGCGTCGGTCGTTGTCGACCAGACGGTAGTAGGCACCGTTGTCGATGCCTTTGAAGCTTAGGGTCGGGCCGAGGTTGTTGCCTTCGGCGGTGTGGTTGTACACCACGTCGAGGATCACTTCCATGCCGGCGCGATGGTAGGCCTTGACCATGGATTTGAATTCGTTGACCTGCTCGCCGCGTTGTCCGGAGCTTGAGTACGCGTTATGAGGCGCGAAGAAGCCGATGGTGTTGTAGCCCCAGTAGTTGCTCAGGCCTTTTTCCTGCAGGAAGCTGTCGTTGACGAACTGGTGGATCGGCATAAGTTCGATGGCGGTGACGCCGAGCTTCCTCAGATATTCGATGACCGATGGATATGCGAGGCCCGCGTAGGTTCCACGGATGTCCGGCGGCACGTCCAGGTTGAGATTGGTCATGCCACGCACATGGGCTTCGTAGATTACCGAATCATGGTAGGAGATGTTCGGATGTTGGTCGTTGCCCCAGTCGAAATACGGATTGACCACGGCCGATTTCATGGTATGCGGCGCGGAATCCAGCGTATTCATGCTGGTTACGTCCTCAGGGCTTTTGAACCAATACGAATAGAGGCTTTCGTCACCGTCGATGTTTCCCTCGATGGCTTTTGCGTACGGGTCGAGCAGCAACTTGTTCGGGTTGCACCGCAGGCCCTTTGCTGGATCATACGGACCGTACACACGATAGCCGTACCGTTGCCCGGGTTGTATTCCCGGCAGATAGTTATGCCATACGTAGGAGTTCTGCTCCGTCATTTCCACTCGGGTCTCACGGTCTTCCTCATCGAAAAGACAAAGCTCGACTTTCTGGGCCACTTGAGAGAAGAGGGCGAAATTCACGCCGGCGCCGTCGTAGCTCGCACCGAGTGGATACATCGATCCAGGTCTGATTTGCATAATTCAAGTATCGCACGTTTTGCGAGTTGAATTCGTTATTTCGTTTATTCCGGCGATTGTTTTTACAATTCGAAACCTGCAGGCCGCTATTGTTGCCGCATTCTGCGAATTTGCTCATGCAAAATGGCGATCTCCGAATTGGAGGCCGTGATGTGCGTGTCTCGTAGCTGCTTCCACGGGATCCAAGCAGATTCGACATGCTCGTCGGCGTCGAAATGCCGTTCGACGGCCTGCCAGTGGCGCAGGTGCACCACCATGATGTTGGCCAGTTCGTCGGTCATGCCTTCGGATGAATAGAATTGCCCGACATGGTCGATATCGCAACTGTTTTCGTCGATTGGCTCGACGCCGGTCTCTTCGCGCAGCTCACGCAATGCGGCCGCATCGACGTCTTCCCCGTCATCGATGAGTCCTGCCGGCAGACCGTAGGCGAAGGCGTCGCAGCCGACACGGTATTCTCGTTCGACCAAGTACAAATCCTGCGCGCAGTCATGCACCAGCATGACCACACAGGGCGCGTGCCGCATCACCTGTCTGCGGATCACGGTTTGTCCGCCGTCTCGTGTCTGCAACGCGATACGCATGTCCTCCACGCCGAAAATCGCGCCTTGATACACGTGCTCTCTGCTGAGTACTGTGGCCGGTCTGGTCATGTCCACGCCATCGCTGGATTCGTTCAGCGACATATCCATGCTGGTCATATCGGACATCGTCGTTCAGCGTTCCTGCCCGCAGGACGGCAGTACCAGATTCCAGGGATCGGTGTTCATGGAAATCCAGCGGACGGTGGGGATGTCTCCGGTCGCCTCAGATACGGCACGAGGCACATCGCCCATGGCGTATTGGAACCATATGGATTCGATGGCGCTGTGTGGCGTGTTGATGAACATCGGACGAACAGTGGCGTCGCCTCGGCCGAGTTCGATGTCCGCGGCACGCATGGACGCCTCATAGCGCGCCTGCTCGATGGCATCGGTCACCGGATGATGGCGCAGATCGCTGGTCACATACACATCGACGCCTGCGGCACGCACTTCATCGAACAGGGAATCGCCCGAGCCCGGCAATACCGCCACCGTGCCGATCGTCGCGTCAAGGTCGCCGCACACCTGCACGCCAAGTTCGGTGTATGGCAGCGCGTCGGCCACACGACGGGCGAAATCACGCAATGCGATCGGCTCCTGCAACCGGCCGACACGGCCCAATCCGACCGGATGTTCGGCTTTCGGATCTTCGATGGGTACCAGCGGACGCTGTTCGATCAGGCCGAACGCGTCGGCGGCGGCCATGCTGACTCCTCGGTAGGAGGCATCGGCATTGGTGTGCCCAACCCACAGCGCGCAACCGGCGAGGTTGAGCTTCCGGACGATCTCACCACGGAATCCTAGTCCGGAGACCGCATGCACGGAACGGAAGAACAGCGGATGGTGGCAGATCAGCAGGTCGATGCCTCCGGCGATAGCCTGGTCGATCACCGCCATGGATGGGTCCGCCGCGAACGCGATGTTGCGCACGTCGTGGCGAAGGTCTCCCACGATGAGTCCCGGCTCATCCCATTGTTCCGCGTATCGCAGCGGATACAGCGTTTCAAGCACATCCACGACCTGCTTCAGCGTTGCCACAATCTTCCTTCTTTCTTTTTTAATCAGCCTTCGATTATCCGACGGGAACGGATCAGTGGGCCGCCAATTGCCAATCGGAACCGATGCCCGTCGATACGTCCAACGGAACGGCCATGGTGACGGCATGCTCCATGGCATCCTTCACCAGCGCGGTGGCCTGCTTCTCCTCACCGGGCGCGATCTCCACCACAAGTTCATCATGAATCTGCAGTATGAGGCGACTTCCAAGGTTCGCTTCCTGCAGTGCGTCATACGCACGAATCATGGCGATTTTCATGATGTCCGCCGCCGAGCCTTGGATAGGCGCGTTCAACGCGGCGCGTTCGGCCGCGTCCCTCACGGCACGGTTCGGCGATTTGAGACCGGGGAAATACCTGCGCCTTCCGAAAATGGTTTCGGTATATCCTTTTTCGCGTGCGGACGAGACAAGCGATTCAAGGTATTCATGGACTTTGCCAAAAGTGGCGAAATACTGGTTTTTCAGCGATTCGGCTTCTTTGGGCTTGATCTTGAGCTGCTGGGCAAGTCCATACGTGCTCAGACCGTAGGCAAGTCCATAGCTCATCGCCTTGACGTGGCTACGCTGATCGGACGTGATGTCGTCAACGGGAATGCCGTAGACCAAGCTGGCCACATACTTATGGAAGTCCTTGCCGGAGCGGAAGGCCTCTATCAACGCCTCATCACCGGAAAGGTCGGCCATGATGCGCAGTTCGACCTGCGAGTAGTCGGAGCTCAGCAACGATTCGAAGCCCTCTCCCGGCACGAACGCGGATCGAATCTCACGACCTGCGGGATCCCGGTTCGGAATGTTCTGCAGGTTTGGATCGACGGAGCTCAATCGTCCGGTGGCCGCCACCGTCTGTTCGAAAGTGGTGTGGATGCGACCGTCATGACGGTTTGTGGCGTCGATCAACGTCTGCACGATCTGCTTGAGCTTGTTCTTTTCACGATGCATCAGCAACGCGTCAAGGAACTGGCATGCGCGGTCGTTATCGTACGAGCGGTCACGCAAGGTCTGCAATGCCGCGGCATTGGTGGTGTATGAACCGGACTTGGTTTTTTTCGTCGGTTTCAATCCCATGTCTTCGAACAGGATCTTCTGCAGCTGTTTGGGGCTTTGCAGGTTCACCTGCTCCCCCGCGAACTGCCACGCCGTTTCCTGTGCCTGGGCAGCGTCGGCGGCAAGTTGGTCGCGCATCTGCACCAGACGTGTCATATCCACTTGGGCGCCGACCTGTTCCATGCCATGCAGGACCTGAGAGACCGGAAGCTCAATGGATTTGAGGAGACCGAATTGTTCGCGCTTATCCAGCACACCGGCCAAATATTCGGCCAAAAGCCCCACGATTGCGGTGCGGGTGAGTATCAGCTCATCGTTCTTGGAATCGTTTTCCTCAGGCTCGTCGAAGTCCAAGGTCCCCTGTGTCGCGGCTTCGGCTTGTGCTTCGATGTGCAGATCAAGGAAATGGGCCGCAGCCTGTTCCAGCGTGTCCGCGTGGAAATCCGGGTGGGCAAGATATCCGGCGAGCTTGGTGTCGAACAATGGTTCCGGAAGTTCCACGCCGATGCTGCCCAGCAGATGCGCATGTTCTTTGTAACCGTGCACGACCATGGAATGGTGATAGCGGTCGAACAGCCTTTGCAGGCATTGCACCATATCCGGACTGAATACGTCGATGCGAATGGCTTCGCCGTGCACGGCGATCATCAATGCCGAAAGAGAGGCTTCTCCGGGTTTGCTCGTGCCTTCGGCGTAAAGCGTCCAGGACTGTTTCACCTTGTCCGTGCAGCGGGTCGAAGAATCGATTTCGAAGCCGAATTCCGGAATGTCGTTGGAGGAGCGTTCATGGCGTTCGTGCAGATGTTCCTGCACCACGGGGAAATGGTTTTGGACCCATGTCTCCACCACATGCGGATCGTTGACGTCTTCGACATGTGGCAGCCCGAGCTTGCTGGATTCGTGCACGTCCCCGGATGGTTTGTCCGCATTGAACGTTTTGAGCACGCGATTCTTGGTCCGAACACCGAATTCGAGCTTGGTGAATAGATCGTCGAGTTGACCAGCGTCGACTTGTCCAAATGTCAGGTCGGATACCGACACGCCAAGATCAAGGTCACGAACCAAAGCGTTCACGGAACGGTTCAGTTTGACCTGTTCGATGTTTTCGCGCAGGGCTTCGCCTTTTTTGCCGCTGATCTCGTCGGCGTGTTCGATGATCTGCTCAAGTCCGCCGTACTGGTTGATCCATTTGGCCGCGAATCCGTCGCCGACTCCGGGAACGCCGGGGATGTTGTCAGCGGTTTCTCCGCGCAAGGCGGCCAGATCCGGGTATTGCGCGGGAGAGACATGATATTTCTCCTGCACGGCATCCGGGGTCATATGTTTGAGGTCTTTGAAATGGTGGCCGGGATACAGCACGGTG